AACATTCAACGGAACACAAACGGTCACATCAAATTATTATGATCCGTTTCCTTATCTTCCGTTCGCTTATCCTGCACCTTATTTTTATTTTACTTGCGCTATTACTAATGCAGATATCACCTTCCGTCCGGTGATACCGGCTGGCGTTGCGTATCTATCCGGTGCCAACGCCGCCACTCTTTACGCAAACACCGAGGCAGTCGAACAAGCGGTTCTTATCGTCTCAACGGAAATCTTCCAATCCGTAACCGCAGCCGGTGGACAAATCGAAGGCGTGGACTTTCAACCGAGCCCATACAGAATGGGACGCTCTCTTCAAAATCGCGTTATCGGACTTCTTGGCAATTACATCGACGTTTCAACGATGGCGCAATAATGCCAACGCCTACAAGTATCGCCACAAACGTTAGAGGCACTCTTGCGACTGCTCTTTCCGGCGTCGTTGCTTCCGTTTATTCAAGCGTTCCCGAGACGGTCATTCCTCCGGCTTGCGTGATTGTTCCGGATTCGCCGTATCTTGAAACCACTCTTATCGGTAAGACAAACGTCAAGGTTAAGATTAATTTCGTCATTACTGCCGCCGTTGCGTATAACTCAAACGCCGGCGCACTCGATAATCTCGAGCAGTTAGTTATCAGCATTCTCGCGGCTATGCCTACGGGATACGTCGTCGGCGACGTCCAACGTCCGACAATCACGCAAGTCGGCGCGAGTAATTTACTCATCGCGGATCTATCCGTTTCGACCTACTACACGCAACAGACAATCTAAGGAGACAAAGGAATGGCAACAACAATTATCACGGGTCGCGATCTAGTTCTTACGATAGCAACCGTAAATTATGACGCTCAGACGACTTCCGTGACGCTAACTAATGCGCCGGTAATTACAACTTATCAAACTCTCGACGGTAAGGCTTACAAGCATATCGACGACCAATGGACTCTCAATCTTTCATTACTCGCGGACTGGGGCGTCGCCTCATCTTTATTCGAGGCTATGTGGACGGCTTGCGAGACTGCTCCGAATACTGCTCTTGCAATTTCACTCACCGCGACAACCGGAGCAGTATTTACTTTCAATGCCTTTCCAGTATTTCCTTCCGTCGGTGCAACCGCGCCGGACGCACAAACAGATACTTGGACTATGCTCGTTAGCGGAACTCCAACAGAGAACTTCTCTTAACAACTACGAACGGGAGCAAAGATGAAACTACCAATTACCATCGAATACATGTCCGGCGATACTGCAACTTATACGGCGCAGCCGCCGGAATGGGCTAAGTGGGAGAATAAAACTGGATACACAATTTCACAGGCGCAAGAGAGAATCGGAATTTCGGATCTTTTATTCCTTGCGTGGAATGCCATGAAACGCGAAGCCGGCGGAAAGCCGGTCAAACCTTTCGAAATATGGTGCGAAACTGTATCCGACGTGCGGACTGGAGACGAAGACCCAAAAGTTACGCCGCCGGAAGTGTGAATCGGATCCTCGTCGAACTAGCAATAGCGACGGGAATAGCGATGAGCGAATGGGTCACGGCGGAGCAGATTTACACCGCAAAAGAGATCTTGGAGGAGCGAAGCCGTGGACAATGACGCGATTTCCTATGACAAGGCAGATCTACGTCGAATCACGGGCGCATTCAAAGCGATGGACGATGAAGCAATCGCGGCGGCTAAAAGGGAATCTTCTGCTCTGGCAGAATTCGCTCAAGGCAAAATAAAAGAAAAGTCAAGCACTCGAGGGATTGCGGCGCAACGAATCGCCGACGGTAGTCGCGTTTCAAAGTCGTCAAAGATAGGCGAACTCTCTTTCGGCTTTGCTTCTCAAAAGTTCTCAGGCGGTGGCACAACTCAGCAACTATGGGGCGGCAACGAATTCGGATCCAATAAATTCAAGCAGTTTCCTATCTGGTCAGGAAGTGAAGGACGCGGATCTAAAGGCTGGTTTATTTATCCGACACTTCGCGCAATACAACCGGAAATCATTACTCAATGGGAGAATGCTTTCGATAGAATATTGAAGGAGTGGTAATGGCGGCAGGTTCACGCACGTTAAAACTCTCAATCCTTGCGGACGTAGATAATCTAAAAAAGAATCTCAACGCTGGATCTAATGACGTTCAATCATTCGGCGATAAGGTAGGAGATTTCGGAAAGAAAGCCGGACTTGCATTCGCAGCCGCAGGAGCAGCCGCCGCCGTCTATGCTGGCAAGTTAGCAATCGAAGGCGTCAAAGCGGCAATCGAGGACGAAGCGGCTCAGATACGCCTTGCAAACTCTCTCAAGAATGCAACAGGCGCGACGAATGATCAGATAAAAGCAATCGAAGCAAACATCTTAAAAATGTCTTTGGCTTCGGGCGTCTCGGACGACAAACTTCGTCCGGCTCTTTCACGTTTAGCACTTTCAACTAATGACGCAAGCAAGGCTCAAGATCTTCTTACTCTTGCGCTTGACGTATCTCAAGCAACTGGAAAAGACTTGGAAGGCGTTGCCAACGCTCTCGGTAAGGCTTACGACGGAAATAATGCCTCACTCGGAAAGTTAGGGATTGGACTATCCGCCGCAGAATTGAAGGCGATGAGTTTCACAGAAGTTCAAGGCAAACTTTCAGACTTATTCGGTGGGGCTTCTGCCGCTAATGCAAAGACATTCGCCGGAAGAATGGAAATCCTCAAAGTTACATTCGACGAAGCGAAGGAATCAGTCGGAGCGAAACTTCTTCCGATTATTCAAGATCTAGTGCAATTCGTTATTGACAAAGTTATTCCGGCACTAGGAAGATTCGCGGACTATTTCAAACCTATAACAAAAGCAATCGAAGATAATAAAGAATCCTTTATGTCATTCTTTGAATTGATTAAACGATTCTTGCCTCCAGTTATGGACGTCATGATGAACGGCTTAAGAATTCTGGCTCAAGTTGCCGGCGGAGTTATCAACGTCATCGCTGCCGTTCTGGACATGATTAATCCCATGATTTCGGCGGCAGTCGGTGGAATCAACACATTGATTCGAGCCTACAATTCAATTCCGTTCTTGCCTAACGTCTCACAGATTTCGGCTCCGTCTATTACGGTTCCAAAAGTGGACGTTTCAAACGTTGCAGGGTCTACGCCTTCAATTACTACAAGTTCAATTCCAGACATGAGTGGAGGCGGCTCAAGTTCTGGAGGCTCGGGAGGCTCTGGAGTGGCTAGTGCGGCTTCCGGTGCGGCTTCTATGGATATCGGATCCTTCGGAGTCTCAGGTTATGCACAAGCCATCGCAGGACAAGAAGCACCGTTTGGCGTTTCAGGATACGCGCAAGCGATGAATCGAAATGTTGTAATTAACGTCAATGCTCCATCGGTGATTGACGAAGAAGGATTTTCCAGAGCCGTCGCCTCCGCGATGAATAACGGTTATTACCGAGGCACAGGCGGAGCAACTAATCTCGTCGGTGTCTCGTGACACAATGGAGTCCAATCTGGGACGTCTCGATAAATGGCGTCAGTTATACGACGGTTACGCTTGCGAACCTCTCGATTACTTCTGGACGCTCGAACATCTATATTCAAGCGCAAGCCGGCTATGCAACGATAAATCTAATCAACTTAGACGGGTCGGCAATAGTTCCGACAATTAACGACACACTTGCAATCGAAGTAAAAGATACGTCCGGCACGTTCGTGCCGATATTCGGCGGATCTATTGTGGACGTCGGTGTAACCGTCTCTCAAGTCGGATCCGTAGGAATCTCTCAGACTATTACAATCACGGCTCTAGGAGCCCTAGCAAGGCTTCAAAAGGCACTCACAAACGGCGTTCTAACTCAGGACTTCGACGGCAATCAAATCGAGACAATTCTTCGCGAAGTCTTATTCGCACAATGGCAACAGGTTCCGGCGGCTCTAACGTGGGCGACTTATGATCCAACTACGACATGGGCAGACGCAGAAAACACAGGACTTGGCGAAATAGATACTCCAGGAAACTACGAACTAGCGCAACGTTCTTCCAACCGTACAGACGTTTATTCTCTCGTCGCCGCACTTGCAAGTAGTGGTCTAGGTTATCTTTACGAAAATTCTGCCGGACAAATTTCCTATGCAGATTCGACTCATCGTACGACTTATCTCAGCACTTACGGCTACACAGATCTCGACGCAAATCAGGCACTCGGTCAAGGAATCAAGATTCAAACACGCGCCGGAGATATTCGAAACGACGTAACGATTAAATATGGCGTCTCATCAACTAGCGAAGTCAGCGACCGCGACGAGGCTTCAATCGGACTATATGGTGAACTTGCACAAATTATTACAACCACAATTAAGCATTCGGCAGACGCAGAGGCTCAAGCGGCGTTCTATCTATCTCTTCGTGCTTATCCGCAACCTATATTCGAATCTATAACTTTCGCTCTTACAAATCCCGAACTCGATAATTCGGATCGTGACGCTCTAATCGGTGCATTCATGGGACAACCGATAAACCTGACAAACTTGCCGCTCAATATGTCGTCCGGAAACTTTCAAGGCTTCATAGAGGGCTGGAGATTCTCAGCCTCTTACAATGAACTTGCAATCACTCTTTTACTCTCACCGCTGGCGTTCTCGCTTCAAGCGATGAGATGGAATGACGTTCCAATTGTTGAAACATGGTCGAGCGTGTCGCCGACACTTACATGGGAATACGCGACAATCGTCGCTTAGAAAAGGAGATAAATAAATGGCTAATCCAACAACTAACTTCGGCTGGGTCATGCCGACTTCTACGGATCTTGTCACAGATCTACCGGCGGATTTCAACGTCTTCGGTCAAGGCGTCGATACTTCAATGCAAGATCTACTCGGTGGCACAACTGGACAAGTGCTATCAAAGGCGTCTGGCACAAATATGGATTTTGCTTGGATTGAACAAGACGACACAACAATCTCATTCAACG